GCGCTGAAACAGTTCCCGCACGCCGGAAATTTTTTCCGGACGTCCGTTGGAACCGGGCAGAAAATCCCCTCCGATTAACGCCGTATCCATGCTAATCCTCCTTCTGAGCGGCAAAAACCTGTCCGTTGATGACAATCTCTCCGCTGTTTTTCAGGTAAATGCTCGCGCCGCCGGACGAAAACAGCAGCAGCTCGCCCGGGGCGATCCCTTTTTCCTCCGTCACCGCGCCGATACAGGCGTTCCCCGCACCGGTGCCGACAACGACCGTCTTCGCCGCATTCGGCGGCAGATAGGCAATGCCCCACGGCCCCAAAAGCGGAATGCTCCGGTATTCGTTTTCTCCCTGCATTACCGCCGCACCGGTCACTTCCGCCACCTGTACGGCGGTTTTGCGGTTCTGTGCGGCGATCACCTGCTGTGAAAGCCACATGGTCCTCACCTCCTCAAAGTAAACCGGGTGCTTTCCCCGTCCACGTTCAGTCGGTACTCCGTCTGTGAAACATACAGCTTTTCCACCGTACCGAGCGCCGGGTCCCGCACTCTTGCGGCTGTAAAAAGGGCGGCCGCGATTTCTCCCGGACAGTCCGCGGTCACCCGGTACGCCTTTTTCTCCGCGGCACGGATCAGTTCGCCGGCGTCGCCCTGCGCAAGGAATCTCCTGCGCCGGATTCCAAGGGAAACCGCCTCCGCGCTCTGCGCCGCCGGGCTGTAAACCCCGGCGCCTCCGGACTTTACCAGAACCTCCGAAAGAGCGTTGCAGTACAGGTTTTCCACCGAAACGGAGGTATACCCGATCCCGACGGCATTGTCAAACAGCAGCTCCCCCTGCGGCTTCGCGCCGGACGCGTCGAACGTGTCGTCCGCAATCCGCGGCACCACTTTCAAAAAGAGGGTGCAGAATCCGGCGGCGGCCTGCCACTCGCTCATTCCCTTTGTCACCGTGTACGTTCCGTGAAAGGCCCGGCTGTCGCCTAGAAAGCCCAAAAAGCCGTAGGGCTTCACATGCCTTTCAAAGACGGTCTTCAGCGACGGCATACAGTAGGTCTGCGGAACGGCCTCGTTGTCCAACAGGAGCGCGGCGCGGCTGCGGGAGGAAAGCGTCAGCTTCCATCCGCCGCCAACGCTTTCCTTCTGCTCGTCCACGATTCCGTCGAAGCACAGCTTTCGGGTCCGGTCATAGATTTTCAGCCCCGTCAGCCGCCCCAGGCTTTTTTTAAGCGGGAACACGCCGGTGAAGCCGTCCGCCGGCGCATCCTCCCCGCAAACCAGCCTTGCCGAAACCGGGGGCGGGAGCAAAATCCCCACCCCCTGCGGCGTTACACCCACATAGGTCACGGAAGCACCACCTTTTGCCCGGCCTCCAGCGCGTTCGGCCACTGAATCAGCGGATTCAGATTTTTCAGCGTATCCACGTCCGTCCCATAAAGGTCCGCCACTTCCCAAAGGCTCTCTCCGCCCTTGCAGACATAGCTTGTTTCGGACAGAGAGGTCTCCCCCGGATCGGCGTCGTCCTCCACAAAGACAAAGCTGTAGGAAACGCAGTCCGGCTGGGCTTCGCCGATCATTTTCAGCGACGCGAACGCCGCCGGGAACGGCGTGTCCCCCGGCAGCCGCAGCAGCCCGCTTTCCCCGGAGGCGAACACCGCCGCCAGACGGCTGAATTCCTCCATGCATCCGCTGCCGATGAATTCCCCCGACCCGGTCACGACCCGCTTGTCAAAGCCCAGATCCTGCAGAACGCTTCCGTAAAGGGGCAGCTTCAGGTTTTGAATATTTCTGGAATAGGCGACCTCCACCTGCTTCGGGTTAAAGGGCCACACATAATTTTTATAGCTCATGGGCTGTATTTTCATGCGTTTTCTTCCCCCGTGTCCAGCGGATGGGGGTACCTGCGGAAATCCCGCTCCAATCCTTCCGAAATCTCGTCCAGCTCATCGTTCACCGCTTTCGCCCTCCTTTTCCTGTGTCCGCGCCGCGGCCACCAGTTCCATGCTCCGACGGGGCGTGTTGCCCGCCCCGCCCTCCCCAGTGATGTTTTTCCATCTGCACCCGGAATAGACCACCCGACCGCCGTTTCCCGCGGCGATCAGGTGGAAGCCGGAAAGCGCGCACAAATCCGCGCCGTTTTCCGGCCGGACGTTTCGAACAGTCAGCTCATAGCTGATTCGCCCGGGCGCGGTGGAAACCGCGTCCTGCTCGCCCCAGGCCGAAACCGTGCGGCTCTGCTGCACGCATTTCACCGTGTAGCTGTCCGCGACCGCGGCCCGCTTCCCGTCTGCTTCCAGATAGACCTCCCTGTCCGCGCCGTCGTCCAGTACCTTTAAAACCGCCCAGACGTAAAGCTCCTCCCCCGCCATCAGGGCCGTGTCTGCGCGCTTGACAACGTAGTTGCGCCCGCCGCCGTAAATCTCATCCCCGGTACAAAGCGGTTCCCCTGTGGGGCCGGTGTAAAGGTAATGCAGGTTATCATAATATTCCGTGGGCAGATTCAGGGACGCGCCGCTTTTGTACTGTAACGGCCGTAAAATCGCGCTGACTTCCCGGTCGCGTGCGGTTACTTTTTCGCCGTATTTTTGAAAGAGCCTTTCCAGAGCTTCCTTCCGCTTCATGGGCAAATCCCCTCAAATAAAAAACCGTCGTCCTTTAAATACGGGGCCGCGGCGGCGACGGATTCCCGCCACGCCTGTCTGGCCATTTCCACCCCGGCGCAGCTTTTCGTCACCCTGATGTCCCCCGCCGAAAAACTCTCTACCCCGGACCCCGCCGTCATCACCGCCCAGCGGTACAGCGCGAGCGAAGCCGCCGCCGCGCACAGAAGTCCCTGCGCTTCGGGAACGTCCTCTTTCACGCGGCGGCTGATTTCCGTCATCGCGTCCTCACACACGGGCAGGAACCGGGCGGCTGATTCGGCGCTTAAATCCGCCATCAGCGCAAAGCGTTCGGCCACATCCTCAATTATCATATCAGCGCCCTCAGGACGGATAGCTCAGCACCTTGACGGCGCTGTCGAAAATCTTAGCAAACCCCGCGATCGCCGTAATGGCGGCGCGCTCCAGCTGGCGGTCGATCAGCTTGTCGTAATCCGTGCGCACCCCTCCGGCCTGCACCATTTCCAGCGCGCAGGTTTTGTCAAGCCCGATGATTTGGTTGTCCTCCAAATCTGGGACATGCAGAAGGTTCGCGCCGAGCGGGGCGGCCAGCTTGCCGGTACCCTGAAAATTCAGTCCCGCGTTCGCGTCCTTAAACTCGCTGATGGACAGGATATCCTTCACGGTCGCCGTGGAAGCCAGCATGGTATTGAGCGAATACGGCGTGAGGGAACCCCACAGGTTCACCATATCGGCGTAATCCGGTTTGGCCCCGGCCGTTTCGACCGTACCGGCGGGCGACTGGCCGTCGTCCCCGTGCAGCAGCACCTCCACCGCGTCCGCAAGCTGCGCGCGGGCAATGTATGCGCCGATCTGGCGCAGGGTGACGGTAAACAGGTCCAGCTTCTGGAAGCGGAGCGCCTCGTAGCTTGCGACCAGCATCCTGCCGCGTTTCTGCAGCTTTACCAGATGGTCCTGCGTCCTGACGACGGTCTGGGGAATCTGCGCGCCCTCCGCGACGGGCTTGAGCGCCTTTTCGTCCCTGCCCGGATTGGACGTAATGGTGCGGTAATCCATGGAGCCGATGTTGGTCGTCGTCGCGACGAGGTTCGGCAGCAGGTTCGCCAGCTCCATTCCCTGACGCACCGCGCGGTTGACGTACTCCGGGAAAAGCGCCGAGGAATCCGTCGTCTGGAAAAACTTTTCGATCCGGTCCGAGTCCGTCCCGCTCACGCGGATATCGAAGCGTTTCAGCTGTCTTTGGTACGCGTCAAGCCCTTCCAGCCCGGTGCCCGCGTAATTTTCGGTGGGGTCCAGGCTTTCCAGAACCTCCGTAAAGCTTTTCCCCGGTGTGCCGTACATTCCTTTTTCGAGTTTTACCGATTCATAAAATGCCATCTTTTTTCCTCCCGTTATTTAAAGAATGATTCCGCAGGTCTGCGCCGCGGCATCCACGTCGGTGACAAGCAGGCTTCTGCCCGTGCTTTCGGCCTGCACTCCGCCGTTCCCGTCACAACTCAAAAACCGGTATCCGACCGCCGGAGCGGTCCCGGAATACGCCACCGTCACATAGCCGTGCAGCTGTACCGCCGCGAAACCCCCGCGCACGGAAACCGCCACCCCGCAGAATTCGTCCTGCGCCTGCCCCGCGCCGACAAGGCCGTTTCCGGTCATTTTTACCGGAATTCCCGGCACCACGCCGCTTTCCGCCTCAAAGGTTGCCATCTGTTCGCCGTAACCGTTCAAAGAAATGTTCATTTTCTCTCCTCCGTTTGTTTTATATTTTGAATTCCGCATTGAATCCGGAAGCCTCGGCCCGGTGCGCCGCGGCAAGCTGCGGAGCCAGGGGAAGAACCTCCTCCGCCTTTTTGCGGTATGCCTTTTCAAAGCATTTCAGGTCCCCGAGCTCCATTTCGGCGGCGACGCGCGCCGCCGTCCGCGCCGGGATTCCCGGCTGCGCGATGCCCGCGTATTTCACAAAGCTGTTTTCCAACTCGCCGCGGTACAGCTTTCCGCACTCGGCCTGCTCTTTCAGAGCTTCCAGCCGTTTGGAAAGCCGGTGCGCCTGCTCCGCGCTCAAGGTGATCTCTCCGTTCGCGAGCGCGAGCGTTTTTTCCACCTCTTCCGCATTTTCGGTGGAAAAGTTCTTGATGACTCCGGCCTCGCGCTGGGCGGGCACCGCTACAAACGACCATTCATAGGCGTCCGTCGGCTCGCTTAAAACCGCGCAGCAGGTTTCCCCGCCGTAACTTTTTCCTTTCCCATGGGCGCAGCCGCCCTTTTTTAGGTCCGCGCCGCAGATACTGCACGTGACCTTTTTGACCGCGCAGCCCACGCTGACTTCCTTTTTGATGCCGCTGTCCAGCTCCAGAATCAGATCGCGGTTTTTGTCGCTTTTCGGCAGATACGCCCGCGCAACCAGGCGGCAGTACGGCTCGCCCGCTTCGGTCGTCCGTTCGCCGTCCTGTTCCACCGCGCAGTCGTAAATACGCGCTGTCTGGTTCTGCGTCTGCATACTGTGGTTAAAAATTCCGGTTTTCCCCACGAACAGCACCGCCAGCTTTTCCAGCGCCTCCACCGTAAACCGTTCACAGTCGCGGTCGACCTCGTTGTCGCACAGCACCACCGAAAAGGTGTAAATCTCCTCGGCGGAAAACTCCCTGCGGGTATAGCGGTTGATTTTTTCCAGCGCGTCCCCGTCCGGCTTTTGATTGCTTTTCAGCACATATCCCTCTTTCAAGTCATCCTTCCTTTCTCACGTTTTCGCAGCGGCTTCCATCTGCGCCGCCTTGGCGTTCAGGTACCGCGCGTTTGCCGACTCGATTTCGTCCTGCAGCGTAATATCCTCCCATTCGACGGTAAACTCCGGTTCGTACCCGTTCAGCCGCAGCCACAGGGAACAGATACGGTGAATGACCGTATTGAGAATGCGGCGGTACGCTTCCAGCTCGCTGGTCAGGATATCCGCCTGCTGGCTCGACATTCGCTCGGTGGAGGACCACGAAAGCCCCAGCAGAAACGGCGGCAGACCCAGCTTCGCCACGATCTGCTCCAGCATTTCGCGCACCGGCACGGAGCTGTCCAATATCTGGTTGTCCGCGCCGATCGCCTTGATGCTCACGTCCCCGACGGCCACAAAATCGCTCACGCTGTCTTTCCGCATCGCGCGGCTCCACTCCCCGGCGATCTGCTGGGCGCGCTCCTTGGCGTAGGCCCTGTCTGCCGCGTCGTTCGTGGGCTTATAGGTCACGGCGAAGCGCACGTTTCCCAGTCGCTCCCAGTTCACGCCGATGGTATTGTAAATCTGGATCAGGATTCCGCTGACGAACGGCAGTCCGTGCAGCAGGGACACCCCCCGTGCGCTTCCGGGCGGGGGATTCAGCGCGGAGCAGAACACCAGCTCCGGGTATTTCACCTTTACGCTTCCGCCCGGCTCGCGGCGGTAAATCTCGGTGTGCAGCGGACTGACGGCTTTCAGCTCCACATCCTCCAGCCCCGCGTTGTACAGCGCGGCGACGGTCCCGCCGCTTACCACCATTTCCCCCACCGCGTTGCCGTAGGTCAAAAGCTGCGACAAATAGTCGTTTAAAAAGCTCTGTACCCCCGCCTCCATGGAATTCACCTTTACGTTCTGTAAAAAGGAATTCAGGCTGGCTTCCGTATTCCCGCCGCCGCAGCGCACGGTAAAGCTGCCGATCAAACGGATGATTTTATCGATGCCCGCGTCGATGATCGGCACCGCCTCGCGCAGCGCGGCGTAAAGCCTGTTTTCGCCCGTCTGCAGCGGCACGTAGCTGTCCAGCGCCGGAAAGGGCGAAGCGGACGCCGCGGTCTGCACCGCCCGGGCGACCGGCTGCGGTTTCTGTCTTTTTCCTATCATTGCTCTCCTTTCCCGCGCGGCGCGGCAATTGCAAAAAAGGCGTCCTCCCTGCGGAGAAGCGTCGTTACAAAATACCGGATATCATCCATCGCGTGATCGTTTTCTTTTACCGGCGCGTCCCGGCTTTTGTCGTCGTTCCAGCGGTACAGGCCGAATTCTCGCACCGCGTCCGTGCAGTTGCGGCAGATTTTCACGTCCCCCTGCTTCAAAGCGACGCTGACCTGCCGGATACCGTCGAGCACCTCGTTCTGCGCGGGCAGGACGCGGTATTTTCCGTGCCGCCGGATCGTCTCGATAAAGCTGGCGGCGGAAGGGTCGACGGTGACGCTCTCAATTTCGTGTTCCCCGCAAAGCTGTTCCAGCCCGGCGTAATGCTCCTCGTCCGTGCGGGAAGCGCCGGCGGCGCGCGAATCGTAATAATATTCGTCCACCCGGTACCACACGCCTTCCTTTTTCCCCCACAGCCCAAACGAGGACGGGTTCACGGTGCCGTAGTCGCAGGAAACGGCGTAGCTTCCGCAATCCTTCGGCGCGGCGCAGAGCATTGGGTCCGTCATAAACGGGTAGACAAGCCCCTGTGCCGCCACCCATTTTCCAAGCACGAAGCGCTCGTAAAACGTCCCCGCGTAAAGCCCGCGGTACCGCGCGCGGATCTGCGGGCTGAGCGACGGGTTGTCCTCCATGGTGAAATGCAGGTACAGCGTGTTTTTCCGCTCCGCCTTTTGAATCCATTCGCGGTAAAACCAGTGCTGCGGATTTTTCGGGTTGCAGTTGAACCAGAATTTCGAGCCTTCCACCGAGCAGCGCGCGAGCGCCTGTTCCACAAACGAGCGGGGCATCAGTGCCACCTCGTCGAACAGAACGCCGGAAAGGGTAATTCCCTGAATCAGCGCGGACGACCCTTCGTCCCGCCCGCCGAACAGATAGAAGCGGTCGCTGTGTCTTCCGCAGGAAATGTCCAGCCGGTTTTCCGCGGCCTTCAGCTCGCATCGGAAGCCCGATTCCTGCAAAGCCGGCAGCAGCGTGGTAATCAGGTTCCGTTTCAGGGAGCGGATGGTTTTGCCGCAGATGGCAAACGAGCGGTCCTGAAAGCGGCAGAGCGCCCACGCGACGAACGAAATCCCGAGGCAGAGCGTTTTTCCGCTGCGCACCGCCCCGTCGCAGATCACCGCGTCCCGGCTTTCATACGGGCTGCCCGGGCACCACCAGGAAAGCGCCTGAAGCTGCTTTCTCGAAAAAGCCTTAAACTCCATCTTCGCTCCCGCCGAGGGACCTTGCGCACTCCTGCAGGGTGCGGTACAGCGGCAGGGAATCCCCGCCGGTCCCGCTCAGCTCTTCCAGACTCTGCAGGGCCTTGATGCGGTCAAAGAACTTGATCTCCATCCCGCCGCCCTTCGGCCGCTTGATTTCCGCAATATTGTACAGGTCCATTTTGTCCAGCGCCGTCAGATCGGGTTCCTCCGTAAACAGCAGCCGCACCGCGTCCGCGATCCCGCCGTAGGCCAGCCTTTCGTATCCTCTGCGCACCCGTTTGCGGGTTCTTTCGCCTGTTTCCGAATTGCTTTCCAA